TCAAACTCAAACCGGCATTGACCAAGCCGTTTACGCAAAGCGCCATAGACCTTAACGACTTTCATGCCTCAAGGCGCAGGCAGTGCTCTTCCCATAGTAACCGCCATAGACATCCCTGCTAGACAGCCTGCCCTGCACATGATGCAGCACCTGTTGATCACCTAAGTAGATCGCTGCATGGTTCGGCAACGGTGAAACCAGATTCATCAAAATCAAATCACCGCGCTGCACCTCCTCTAACGGAATCTTGCTAAACCCCTCAGCAGCAAAGTTGTCCATATACAAGTTCTCGCCACGATCCCAAAACTTGTCGCGGCGGTCATAGTCCCGTAACTGGACGCCGTACTCCCTTGCGTACCAGTCGCGCACAAGCGTGTAGCAGTCCACCACGCCAAACACAAACTCACGTCCCACATACGGCAACTCAAAGCCAGCTGGCTCGCAGTAACCCCATCCTTCAGTGCTTGGATTGACGATGAACCACGGCAACTCTGACTTTTCGCAGGCAACACGATCAGCTGTTGATGGCTGTGGATTGGTCTTCGGATGACTGTGAACAATGGCCACCACCTCACCTTGATCTTCTACAGCGTCCCAGCCGCTGAGAACAAAGTGCTCATCAGGTGTTTCAGCAATGTTCTGGCATGGAAAGTATTGATGCCGACCTTTGACCACAGCGACTAATCCACAGCACTCGCGTGGTGTTTCAACCTTGGCGTGCTGCAGAATCTCAGCCTTCATGGCTGGCGACAAACGCATCACTTGGTCAGACCCGCTCCAGGGAATGAGCCGAACGGCAGTTCAGCGTTATCGCCAAACCGCAACTTGCAGCTGGCAACCCGCTTGCCACAAACGTCTTGAGCAAGCGTGCTAACGCTGTTGCCGTTCACGTCAAAGTAGTTGCTGCCGGTGTAACTGCACTCGCTACTGCGATACTTCCACTGGCAGACGTTGGCGATTACCTGCCGCTTGGGAATCTTCTGACCAGCCAAGTCAAACTTGCTTGCCAGCTCAAAAGTCACACTGTCCCGTGTTTCGCTGGATTTACGGTCGATAAACCAGCGTTCATCAGGGAAGCGAGCGTTGGGGTCAGCCGTTGCGTTGGTCACCACGACGTTGAACTCAAAATTGTCACCGCTCTGTGTGACCAAAGAATCACCGCCTTGTGTGATGGCAAGCTTGTTTGAACCAAAGTTGTCGCTGTCCAGATACTTGGCAAGTGTGCGGATGCGTCTTACCTCAGCTCCACCAAGATCATTGCCTGCAGTGGTGGCGTTGACCAACAAGAGCAGTGCCGTGATGGTACTACTAAGGTTGCTAACGGTCAGCGTTGGCCGGGGGAGCGTGCCAGTGTTCGTGTACTCAAAGCCATCAGCCTTGATCGGAACACGCGAATAAGTGTTTGAGGCAAAAAGAATGTTGCTCTCGCCAAACTCGTTGGTGCCAGCGTGGAAGTAATAAATGTCGTTACTGCCATGCAACGCTGAATCCAGCCTCAGCTGAAACAGCTCAATAATTGCGCTGGGGTTGGAGATCGCAAGATCGCCATACGTTGCTGAAATCGCAGTCCACTTACACGTTCCATCCGGAGTGACATCACCGGCAGAGTTACGCCATTCAGGCTCTGTACTTCCTGACGTGCCAGCAGTCGTACAACGAAAAAACAGGCCGGTGCCTTCATCGCCGGTAGATCGACGAATGTCACCGACGGAAAATGCAGTGCTAGCGACCCAAACTGCTATTGCCATTACGGTTCAAAGACTTGAGTGAATGTAGTTTGAATTGTTGCCAAATTTGAGTAAGGCAGAGTTTTTGTCCAAGACCTGCAAATCCACTTGTAAGTGTCAGTCTCGTCGGGTGGTGACCATTCGAAGGCAGCGTTATCAGCAGCCCTTGCATCCAAAAAGGTCTCAATAGTGTCAGCGTCAGTTTCCGTGAGATTGCGAAACTCAAGCTGCCATTCTTTTGGGTTTTGATTGATTCCGTAGCTCAATCTGGTCTGGTATCCGTCGCCGAACTGAACAGTTCGGACATTCGGCTGACTGCGCTTTTGCGCTCCGTAAGACGGATTGATGGAAGGGAAAGTGGCCATTAGCTTGCGAGTAAGCCTCCAGGACGCTTCTGCTTCACCAGCTCCTGTTGTACTGCAATACCAATCGCTTTGCCCAGCTGGTTGGCTTGACTTGCATCACCCTCAACAGAAGATCCAGCAGCGTCAACGTTCACTGTGATGTTGCCCATTGACCCGCCAGAAGCCTCAACCCCAAGCTTGCCGTTTGCACCCCTACGCAGCGGCATGATCGCTTCTGCTCCGGCCTCGCCCATTAGACCAAAACGACCAGATCCTCCATTGGCGTATTGGAACAACGTCGGCTTGTTGACGATGCCGCCCATCGCATAAGGCACGATCTTGTTCTTAGCGAACGCTGCACCTTTGCCTGCAATAAGAAAATCCTTGGTTAATGGATCTGGAGACTGCGTGCTGGCAGCACCACCAGTCAACCCAAGGAAGTTGCCAACACCTGGAATCAAGCTCAAACCTTGGAATAGTGCCTTTTTCGCAAAGATACGAGCCAGGTCACTGATGACAGAGTTGGCAAAGTCACGGAAGTTGGCCTTGCCGGTGGTAACGAAATCAGCGAATGCATCGCCAAGATCTTTAACTGCATTTACTCCAACCTCGCCAACAGCCTCGGCGACATTCATTGCCTCGTCAAAGACCTCGCGGAGGCCCTGCTTGAACTTAAATGATGCACTATTTGCTTTCTCAAGATTGGCGCGAAGCTCGCGGAGAGCATTGGCAAGCTCCTCGCTGCTCATCGCTTCTGCATACTTCTCAGCAAACTCAGCAAGCTGACGGTTGATTTCAACCCGCTGACGCTCCTCTTGGCTCATCAGCGTCACTGCATAACGAGCATCTGCCAACTCTCTTCCAGCCTGTTGGAGCAATTTGCCTTGTTGTTCAAGTTCTTTGTTCTGGTCTTCAAGAATTTTCTTCTTGGCAAGATCAAAATCTGCATAAGCTTGCTCTTCCATATTGATCCGCTTATTAACATCCTCTGTTTCCTCTCTGGCTGCAGTCAGATCAAGCGCTAGCTGCAGGTGAGCCTTCAGAGTTTCGTCTTCAGCGGCAATTGCACCACGCATTTGACGACGAAGCGCAAGCTCAATTTCACTCATTGGGGTTTGTTCAGCACCGCCACCGCTTGGGTCCGGCGTGGCATCTGCAAAATCAGTTGGGGTGTAAGACATTTGAGCGTTAATCGCTCTGCCCGTCATGCGGTCATACTTGATACCTGCAACCTCGTAACTGCTGGCCAGTTTCATTGCCAGCTCTAAATCCCCTGCAGCAATCTTTGCGGTTTTCAGCTGCCTGGTCAGGGCTTGAATCATTCGATTATTAGTCTCCTTCCCAAGCCGATCTTCCAGCTCCTGAACCTTGTCATTCATCTCACGAAGCCTGTCATTGGCTTCCTCGTTGGTTGTTTCTCCAGCAATGACTGACTTGTTGAACTCTGCGTTCTTTTTGCTGTGCTTAACCAAGGCCACTGTTGCGGCAGTAATGCCTGCTGCTAATGCAACCCAAGGATTGAGCAACGATGCAGCAGTAAAGCCTTTCATCGCAACAGTGGCCTTGCCAAACGCAGTGCCAAGTGCCGCTGCGATTCCGACAAGGTTTTGCAAGGCCAATGCAACCCCAGCGGCGCCAGCAACAATCGCAAACTCTTTAAAGTTTTTAATTAGTACTGAAGTTGCATCCAAAAGCAAATTCAATCCGGCAGCAGCAAGTACTGCAAGGCGTTTGATTGCAGGCAGAATGTCAAGCACAAACTTACTAAAAGCCTGTTGCAGTTGAGCGCCAATCGGCTGCAAAGCTTCTCCAATCTCTCGGCGCACTTGATCAAAGGCAACAGCGGCCTTCGCGCCCGCGTCAGCACTACTATCGGCAATCTTGCGTGCAGTCTCTTCGTACTCAGGGCCAAGACTGACGATAAATTTCATCAACTCATCAAGCCCAACTGTTCCTGCCTTAAATGCTTTCTGAAGCTGAGGCAGTGTCATATTGTTTGCCTCGGCAAACTTAGTGACAGCGCCAGGCAATCTTTCACCCAACTGACCAGAGAGTTCTTCCGCGCTGACCTTGCCTTTAGAGAAGGTCTGCACCATGGCCGTTATTGCAGAATCAACGTCTTGCGCTCCACCGCCTGTCGCCTTGATAGCAGACGTAATATTCCTGAATACGACTTCTGCGTCTCCAATATTGCCACCTGCGCCAATAACTGCAGCAGCAAGGCGTGTGATGCCTTTTGTTGATACATCTAAGGGGATATTGAAATCCCTGGTGACGTCTGCTGCGGCTTTAATGCCTAATTGATAATTACCAAGGCTAGAAGCAATGTCTACATTGCCAAACTTATCAGTAACTTTTGTGACGCCCTCAAGAGCAATTTCTAGCTTTTGCAGCTGGGCTGCATAGTCAGAAGTCGCGCCAAGCGCTTCTCGCACCATTTTGACTTGAGCGCCAATTGCAGCGCCTGCGGCAACACCAGCGACACCACCAACAGCACCGCCAACCGCTGCACCCAAGGCGCCTTCAGGGCCGCCAAATACGCCACCAGCAGCAATACCGCCTAATCCTTGCGCAATACCGCCAATAGTTGGACGCCGACGACGCTTGTTTAGCTTTTCAAGGCGACGGTCTACCTTCTCAATCTCTTTGCCAAGTTCGCGGAAGTCTTGACTGGTGGGATCAAGGCCAGCTCGGAGCTGTGCAAATGCAGTTCTTTGCGCTTGCAGGCTGTTAATACTGCCATTAGAGGCCACCGTCGCGCTACGAATATCTTTAGTCACCTGTTGATAGCTCTTGCCCATTCGGTCAAGAGTTGCGTCTACGCCTGCAGTCTCGATTTGAGTGATTGTTTTGTATAAAGACGAAAGCTCAGGGACAGGAGTTGGAATTGCAGAAACAGCGCTGCCGCCAGCAATCATGACCCCAGTGTTTGGGTCTCTTGCAGCCATCGGTGCGCCTGTCCGAGGGTTCCTCGCGCCAGCCTGACCTGCTTGCGCTGCTTGGATGCCAGCAAGTTTTTCAGCGCGACGAGCAGCTCTTGTTTGAGCATCACCGAGCCTGTCAAACGACGAAGAAGTGCCGCCCAACGCTTCACTTAAAGACTGCTGAAGTGCAATTAATTCTTTGTTTGCGTCCGCGTAATCCTTTGTTGTGAAATCAAGGTTCTCTACTTCATTTTGTACTTCTCCAATTCTTAAACGCAGTGCCGCCAAAGTGGCTGGCTGCTCACTTTGTACGATGTTGCTATATATCCCAGTCCGAGCAACCCTTGCTGCTGCAGCGACTTCTTGTCGTCCTACACGGGCAGCCTGCTGAGACTCGAAATTTTTTATAGCAACAAGTTTTTCTAAATATTTATCGGAATCGACGGCAATGCCTTGCAGCTGTCGCCGTCTTTCTTTCATATCTTCCACAAAGGCATCTGGAACCTTGCTTGGCCCAAAGGCACGAATTGCTTTTGCTGCTTTCTGCGCTTCCGGCGTTAAAGACTTAAGTTCTCCTTCAAGTGCTTCTACGTCTGCAGCTAGCTGTCTATATACAGAGCTGCCAATGCTTGCTTGAGCTTGTAAGCCTTTAAAAGATTCAACTACACCTTTAATTGCCTGAGTGCTTTTTTGCCCAGCGTTCGCAAACTCAAGGATCTCAGTCCTTATCTTGCGTATGTTTTTATCAGTCGGCCCAGCTGCTTTGCCAAGAGCCGTCAGGGAGCTTTTGAGAACGTTTACGCCCTCAATCCCGTCAACGCCCAGCTTGATTAGAAGGTCGCCAACAGTCTTAGCCATCTGCCTTCTTGCTGAATTCGCGGAGTGCTGCGGATTCCATGATTTGGAGGCCCTCTAGCACTTCGCGACGGTTCTCCACATCATAAAGGTCAAAAAGCCCCCCGGAAACCAGCAGCACGTCATATCGCAAACCCACATAGCCAGCCATGCTGACGGTCCATTGGGTCTGCATGCGCAGGAACATCGTGACGATGTCCCAGTTCTCATCCCAGACCTCGAAGTCCTCTGACTCTTTTTTCTTTGGTGCTGGCAGTTCTATGCCAAAGGCGGCAGCGTCATCCTGAGTTTTGTCATCAATGACTTTGCCGCCAGACGCCCAATAGACCGCAGCCTCTCTTAGTTTCCCGCTTGCGCCTCGCCGTAGGTCTTGGTGTAAGCAGCAAGCACCGCTTTCAGCCAATCCACGTCATCAGCGAAATCATCAAGCTCGGCCTCGGAGAACTTGATCTCATCACCGTCTTCATCCTTGATGCCTTCCCAGCCAACAAGCACTTTCTTGAGCAAAGACGCTCCTTCTGATTCAGTTACGCCTTCCAGCTCAGACATCTTCACTCGCTTGAAGATTGCCGTGAACTCAGATTTCTCAAACTTGCCGGGCTTGGTGTCGCTGGGTTCCTGCACTTCAACAGGCCACTTGAAGGTTTTTACCTTCTTACGAACAAAAGCCATCAGATAAATCAAATAAGCTGGCTCAGCATACACAAAAAAAGGGAGCCCGCAAAGGCTCCCTCTCGACGCAGCTCTTTAGCAGCTTAGGTGTAAACAAGGTCGAATTCAGCGTTAGCAGCAGAGTCCGGCACACAGGTGTAAGGAATCTCCAGCATTGCGATGCCATCAGAATCACCGTAGGCAACGTCACCAATATCCACCTTGCTGGAGGTGAATTGAACCTTGTTGCCAGCCACAGTGCCGTGGGTGAACACGAGGTTGCCAAGAGCAGCATCGTCATCAACAGCTGATGCGAAGTAGTCCTTGGTTGCCATTGTCACTGCCTCAATCGAGACAGAACCAGAAGCGGCCCGATCAGTGATTAGAACCTCTTTGGACCCGCCAACCAGCTCGCGGTAAACAGTGCTGTTGCCAAGGTCAAACGAGAAGCTCTGCAAAGCACCTGCGTAAGACAGCAGCTGGAAGCCAGTCACGTTGTCGTTCTTGAAGATCAGCGGATCGTCCTGATTCGCATAAGTAGGAGTCAGGATTGCGCTGTCATCAGGAGCGTTGTAGATGCCCGTGAAGGTGAAATCCAGCGTTGGAATTTCTCCAACGGAGGCGCTGATCCCTACATTCCCACGGCAGCCAGTCATCTTGTGACGGACACCATCGATCATGTAGTGGATCGTGACCGATGAAAAGCTTGCGCTCACCGGGTCATAAGTCACTGAAGTGCCAGCAACAACAGTCTCAGCCAGGCCACAAGCCTTCAGTGCTTTGCCGTACTGAGGCGCAGTGCCTGCAGTGCCAGAGCCAGCCATCTCAACGCTGAATGTACATTCAACGCGAGTGTTTGCTAGCAGCTGCTGAGAAGCTCCCAAGTAAGGACGAATCAGATCTCGGCTGACAACATCACTGCTCTGAGGAGTGATGCTCAGATCCCTCACGAGTACGGCGTCGGCTCCGTCCGGGGTTGGATCCGTCCCGTACGTTGACTCCGTCTCGATCACGATCAGGCGTTTGCGTAGTAGCAGTGCCATCGGAACTTTCCTGTGATGGTTGTGGTGGAAGCGTCCGCTCGATCAGAGTGCGTACGCCTGTTTCAGGATCAAGGAGGTAACTCCCGCCATGACCACTGTGTTCATCCAACATGGTAAGTGGAGAGGGTGGTTAGGTTTAGCGTAGCTCTAACTGCTTACTGGGTTAAATCGTCGACATCTGTGCGATAGCGAATCTCGTATTCGCAACTAATTAAGCCTGATGGTTTGTCGGCCTCAATAAACTCAAACTCAGTCCGAACAGGCACAACATCATGCGCGTAACCGCCAAGTGTTAGGTCGGACATGATTTTGCTGTGCAGTGACTCAACAGTGTCATCTGCAGCCTGATCGGGAATATCAGCCCTCTCAATCACAGTGATCCTGACTGTCATCGTCCAGTCCAGCTTGGGCAAGCTGGTGGTCTGGACGCAAACATCGCGAATCGGCTGAATGATGATTGCCGGTGACTCTGCTCTCGCGATCGGATCGACACGAGTCCGAAAAATCCTTGTGCCAACACCTGCTGTGTCGACCAGCTTGGTTCTGATCGTTGCAAGGATGTTTTCCCGCTTTGTAGTCACGTCTTAGTCCTTCATCAACATCACACGCATTATCTTGCCGTCGTCCAACAGCATCGGCTCGCGCACCGTATAAGCCACTCCATCGACGGTCAGAGCACTACCGTTTGTGACCGTTGAAAAATCAGAAGTCTTGACCACTACTGCGTAGTCAGTCGTCAGCACAACTCCGTCAGCAATGATCTCATTGGGTGACTCAAAGTATCCAACTCCAGTCGTGTCACCAAAAACTACTGGCACCGTGAACCCTGGCGTGTCAAAGAAAGCGTTGAGGTCTTCAGTAAAAGAAAGCGCCATATGAAAAAGCCCCCGCTCGGCGAGGGCTGTAAATCAGGATCAGTTGTACTTTTTACGACCCAGGCCAACGACGCTCACAGCGCCAGCGCCAGTACCACCAGCAACAGTGATGACGACACGCGCATAACGCTTGATCTCATCAGTGTTCACGCTCAGGCTTTCGACCAGAGCCGTGTTGGCGGTGGTGGTAGTGAAAGCAGCACCAGTGACATCAGCGAAAGTGCTGTTGTCAGAAGAGTCCTGCACCTTGACGGCATAAGTGATGCCAGAGCCACCGGCTTCAGCATCAAGAATCAGGGTGATGTCACCCTCGTAGTCAAGGAGGTCAACGCCTGTTTCATTGCCAGTTGCGGTGACAACGTCGTTAGGCGCAAACGACAGGGCGGTCAAAGTCCGCCGAGTGTTGCCGATGCTCATGATTCCTTAGTCCTCTTGCGAGTGGTTGGCTTTTTAGGAGCTGGCTCAGGAGCCTTTTCCTCCTCTTGATGCTCAACAGCTTTGCCAAGGCCCAGGAGGGTCACAGCATCACTGTCTTCGACTTCCAAAATGGAGCCCGCAGCAGCGGGCTCACCGGAAATCATTACTGGCCTCAGAATTTCAATCTTCATGAGTCAGAAACGATGTGACAGATCACTTGGATCAGGTGCCGTAGCAGAAGGCGCCAGGCTGCTTGACAGCGAAGTCAACATCTTGCAGAGCAATGATGCGGACGGTGCCAGCGGTTGCACCTGCATAAGGATCAACGGTCAGATCCAGACCAGACCACATGGCCATGATCAGCTGTGAGAAGTCACCGAACAGAGCGTCGTTGTTAGCGAGCTGGTTGGTGACGGTCACGGGGTAACCGTTGATTTCGTCGTTCTCGTAGACGAACATGCCAGTGTTGCTGGCCTTCTCGGTGCTCTTCAGAGCGCCGCGAGCAGATGCGTTGATGATGTAACGCAGAGCGCCAGCGTCAGCGTTGGCCACTGCCACGTCGGTTTCCATGCCGATGTACTCAGCGAAGGTTCCGAAGGTGGTGATGGTCTGGGTGCCGATGCCGGTGGTGTTGATGATGCCCAGAGGCTGGTTGGAAGAACCAGAGCCGTTCAGGCCAACACGATCCAGCTCAAGAGCCAGCACGCGAGCCAGGTCGTCACGGACCATTTGCTCCACGTCGATGCTGGACTGGAGCAGCAGCTTGCGGGAGTAGTCAACGAAAGCACCACAGGTCTTGGGGCTGAGGTTGATCTGCTCAATAGTTTGCTGGGACTCGGTGGGGGAGGAACCCTCGCCAACCCAGTAAGCAGTGGCGCTGGAACCCTGCTTGGGGATTGAGATGTTGCCGTTGATTCCGCTCAGCG